GTACTGAGAACACAGACTATACGAATCTATTAGATTACGATAGAAACGCTACTTTTGCAGGTAAAGTAACAGCTACAGATATGTACATGGGCTCTGACAGGGTCTCTACTAGAGCCTACGCTGACTCACTTCAAAACACTGGACCTACAGGACCGCAAGGACCTGCTGGTGATGATGGAGCTACAGGTGCTACTGGTGCAGCAGGTGCAGCAGGTGCTGACGGTGCTACAGGAGCCACTGGTGCAGCTGGTTCTACTGGTGCCCAAGGAGCAACAGGATCACAAGGTGCTACTGGTGCAGCAGGTTCTAATGGTGCCCAAGGTGCAACAGGTGCCCAAGGTGCAACAGGTGCCCAAGGTGCCACTGGTGCCCAAGGTGCCCAAGGTGCCACAGGCCCAGCTGGAGCCGATGGAGCAGACGGTGGTGGTGGTGCTCAGTGGATTGGCATGCAGGATTATAGGGTCTATAGCAACTACTCTGGAACTTCCTCAGTTAACGTTGGTACCATAACAGTACCTAGTGGTAAAGTACTAGATAAGATTTATATTAAGGGTATTGGTGCTACTGTATTAGACACTGGTGACGAAATAAGTTATTACATAGATTGGATTAAGGTTGGAAGTACAACTGTTTATAGTGGAAATCTTCAAGATGCTGCTGTTACAGGTGATGGTACTCTAATTGACCTTAACGTTTCAGGATTAGCTACTGGAGACCAAACGGTAACTGTTGGTGTTTACAGTTATTCTCAATCCTACAGACAACTAGCCATCGCTAGTATGAAGTTTATATTCTCATAGGAATTAATTATGAAGTATTATTTTAAAGAAATCAAAGAGGGAAACAACTTCCTCCCTGTATTTGGGGAGAAGCCTTTTCATAACACTTACCCCCTTGATAGATCAGGTATTCTAGATACTTCTATTGATGTACTATCTCCTATACCTAGTTTACCTGAACAAGAGGTTATTCTAAATGATGAGATTAATAACAGAGCGAAAGAGTTATTATCTAAAAGTCAAGATGAAGGTAAGGAGCTAAGAGTAGCTTGGTCAGGTGGTGTAGATTCTACTACGGTGTTAAGTGCTTTAATTAATAATAGATTAGACTACCCTGGTTCAGATATAAAAGTCTGTTTAAACCAAGAGTCTATCCAGGCTTATCCTTGGTTCTATAACAAGTACATTAAAGACGCTATGGATGTTTACGAAAGTAACGCCCACGCTGATTACAAAGCTTCAGGTAATGGTCTCGCTGACTCATTTACTAGAGACACAGGTAAAGACTGGTTCCTAGTGACTGGTGAAACTGCTGATCAGATCACTGGCCCTAAGTTTAAGGGTGAGGGGAGAGATAAAGCCTTCTTGAGTTATCAGGATGGCAATTGGTCTGATAAAGCTAAGGCTTTTGTTAAACCATTAGTAGATGCTAGACCTGAGGGGTGGACTGAAAAAGCCATAGATGTTAACTGTTGGGTTAAGTTGGTATGCAACTACCAATGGACTCAAGTTAGAATGTCTATTATGTACGGCATAGGTCTGGATAAGATTACACACTTCTTCAGTACCGATAAGTTTCAACAATGGTGGTTACAAACCCCACCTAGCGTAAGATATGCTGAAGATTTAACCAAATATAAACCTGAGTTTCAGGGTTATATTAAGGGCTTCTGCGGTGACTCATATGAGATGAAGCACACGGACAGTCTACCTGTTACTACATCAGTTAGACCAAGAGATGCTATTACAGAGCCAGATGGGCAAGCTGTATGGACATCACTAGATGAAGACTTCAATAGAGAGCAAAGAGTAATACCACCACCTATTGTTACTACAGAAGAAGTAGAAAATGGTGTTGAAGTTACTATTTCTAGTATTGAAATCCATCTATAGTATATAATTATAGTTTTAAAAGAAGAAGGAAACAGAGTATGAAAAAGTTTATAACTGCACTAGTTGCAACAACCGTATTAACAACAGCATCTTTAGCTGAAACCTTTACTTACATTGTCCCTGCAGGGGTCGATGGTGGTAATGCTAAGTGGGCCCAACAGTTCACTAAGCAATGGAATAAACAACTTAAGAAGCATGGTCACGAAGTAGTCCTAAGATACGTGAAAGGGCAGCGTGGGAGAAAAGGATTGTCCAAGTGGGCCTCCGAGATGTCTGATGATAATACAGTTGTTGTACAGACCCAAGGACTAATCAACTACCTTACTACTAAGAAAGGTTGGAAGGGTTTTGACCCCCGTGATGTAGATGTTATTGGTGGTCAGCTTCAGGGTACTTTTGTATTCAAGAAGACTAGTGCGAATCCTGGCCTGTACAGTACAGCTATTCATATTGACGGTGGTGCAGAGGTTATTGTTGATGCTATGGCTAGTTCTATGATGATGTGTGGTAATATGACAACTGACTCTATTATTGCCTGTAGTAACCACAACACTAGATGGGTTAGAGGATTTAAGAAAGGTGGTGAGAGAAGACAAGCCTATCTTAATAATCAGATCCAAGTATCTAGAGATGGTTTCTCCCATATGAGGAAGACCTATAGGAAAGAGTTAAAGAGTGGTGAAACAGAAGTATGGTATTCACACGGTGTTACTGACTTCAACGGTGACATGAAAGAAGACCCTAACCACCCTAGTTCTTTCTTCAATAAAGTATTTAGAGAGAAGTTTGGTGAAGAGCCTTCTGGTAGATACTATGATGCTTACAAGCAGATTATCAAGATGAGATCTGGTTTAGGTAAGACAGTTTTCACTAAGAAAGACAACCCGTACTATGATGTTCTTAGTTCTACATTCAAGGATACCTATAAAGACAAGAAGTCTAAAAAGAAACTTGATAAGAAGCTAGGTAAATACGAGTGGCATAACGGTTCTGACTCTAATAATCTAATGAAGTCTATGTGGGAAGGTATCCGTAGCGGTACTTTGTACAGCATAGTTAAGATTAGAAAGTCTTTCGGTGAGAAGACAGACTATAAGAAGAACTTAGTGGAGTAACTTATGGAATGGCTACTGCAGTATCCTATATGGTTGCAATGGTCGTTGACATTAACAGTAGGTTGTTTATACGGAGGACTGATTGGTTTAATACCGTCAGCAGGACCTGGAAAGGCTCTGATACTCCTATTCGCTATTGTAAGTTACTTTGACTTCCCTGGTGGTGATTACTTATTTGTACTATTCAGTATAGCTACTGTAGTCTCTTGTTCTATTGGAGATTCTTTCTCTAGTGTCTTATTAGGCATCCCTGGGGCTAATGGTGCTGCAGCCACAATGGTTGACGGCTTCCCTCTAGCAAAACAAGGTAAGGCTTCTTATGCTTTATCTGCCTCTATCTCCTGCTCTGCTATTAACGGTCTCTTATTTGGACTAGTAGGTATACTGGTTCTTCCCTTCTATGGGATTATCAGTAAGCACTTAGGTGTTCCTGAGATATTTGGAATGGTAATACTATCTCTATCCCTTATATCTGTAATAACAACTAAGCATACGTTTAGAAGTTTGATGTCCATAGCAATAGGTTTATACATAGGATCTATTGGCTATGGGATTTATCAAGAGCCAAGGAATACATTCGGCTTAGAGTACTTAGAAGACGGTATACCTATAGTTATATTGGTAGTTGGTTTATTCGCTATCCCTGAACTGTATGAAGCCTTGAAGATGAAGTACACAGTTGCCTACATAGATAAGAAGACCCACAATAAGCAAACTATAGACGGTATTAAGTCAGTAATTGAACACAAATGGTTAGCCTTACAAGGTGGTGTTGTTGGTTGGTTTACAGGCCTACTACCTGGGACAGCAGGTGGTATTGGTGATTGGACTGCTTATGCAGCAACTAAGGCTGTCTGTAAGGATGAAAAAGTACCATTCGGTGAAGGTAATATCAAGGGCGTAATAGGCTCTGAAGGTGCTAATAACTCAGGAAAGATGGGTGCATTACTTCCTACTATAATGTTTGGAATACCTGGTAATAAGGCTTTTGCTATTGCTATGTCTCTATGGTTATATGTTGGTTTTGAAGTAGGTACCTCCGAGATAATGGAAGATGAGAAATTCATCGATCACCTGTTTGGTGGTTACATGTTAGGTACATTGATAGCAGGTTTTATAATGCTACTCTTTGCTAGGCACTTATCCAAGATAGTCTACTACCCGATCAAATATTGGCTACCACCAATGTTCCTTTTAACTATATGGGCTGTACTATCAAGCAGGCACTACGTTAGTGTCCAAGAGGATTTAATACTACTTACTATATTAGGTATGTTAGGTTTATTACTGAAGAAGTATAAGTTCAGTAGGCCTGCATTCCTAATGTCATTTATATTATTTGACAAAGTAGAGTCTAGTCTATATCAGATGTATGGAATATACTTCTATGATGGTAACTATCTAAACAATAGTATTTGGGGAGATCATTTAATAATGACTTTCTGTCTACTACTTTCTGTATTTTTAGTAATATACGGTATTTTTAATAAAAACAAATTGGAGTATTCATAATGGCAATTGATGGTCAAACACTAACCCATGTCGAGGGTTTAATCACAGACGTAGACACAACAGAGGCCAGTTTTAGAACTGGTGTAGGTTATGTACTGACAGAGGTCGATTCATTGAATACAGCACCTGCCCCTTCTACTAATGGCAAATTAGTCATAGAACAGACAGGTTCTGGTACATTCTCCGTTCCTGCAGGGATAACTACCCTATATGTCACCCTAGCAGGTGGTGGTGGTAGTGGTTCTGCCCAATGGTACACTGGAAGTTACAAGGATAATCACTATTCAGATGGTGGAGGTGGTGGAGGTGTAACTTACAATATGGAGATGTCTGTAACATCCGAGCAATCTATTGAATACTTCGTAGGTGCAGGTGGTGCAGGTGTCACTCAGACGGTTGCACACAGGAGTACCGCTGGTAATGCAGGACAAGCCACTACCTTTGGTGGAATATCAGGTGGTGGTGGTGGTGGTTCCTCTTGTTCTGGCTATAATGACAATGTTTGTGTCGTTGGTACAGGTGGCTCTGTTGTTCTATCCTCAGGTTTCAACGAAGAATATGGAACATCTGGTAATGATGGTACGGGAGGCCCTTGGAACCAACAATCAGGTGGAGCCATTAGTGTGTTTGAGTATGGTGTTAGTATAGGAGAGGGTGGTCATGGCCATCATAAACCCTACTCAGGAAGTGCCCCCAGTAGTTTATCTGGTGGAGATGGTATTATAATAGTGGAGTGGTAGCATGAGTGGAACATATTATGGAATGGACGAGGGTGGTAATCTAGTCTCAGGTGCATGGCTTGAGGACAGCAACCTACCAGAGGGTCAAACTATGCATCTTGTAACAGAAGAAGGTGTGGGTATTGGTTGGTTATGGACAGGTTCTGCCTATGAAGAGAGGGTGGTAGGGATTAGTATAGAAGACTGTGTGAATATGAAAAAGAGACTGTTAGAAGACTCTTATACAGTAATTGTTGACTATTTTGAACAGACACAAGCTGAAGCTGTTGGTGTGACTGTGGATTCACCTATGTCTGAAGCTTCTTTTAAAGAGTGGGTTGTATATAGATCTAAACTGAAGAGTTGGGACCCAGTACCTGGTAACCCAGTGCCCACAAGGTAGTACGTCTAAGGAGGAAGTATGGATAGGAAACTAGCATTAATCAGTAATGTATGGACCCTTATGATCTCTCTTAAAAAAGGAGAGGTACATGAGGGACATTCTCATACTTTCGATCATACTCATCTATTGAGTGTTGGTAAGGTTAAATTAACCATTGATGGTTGTGAATCTGTATTTGAAGCACCTACTCAGATCTTTATTAAGAGAGGCTTAGACCATTCTATGGAATGTATCTCTGAGGAATCAGTTGGTACGTGTATCCACGTTATAAGAAATGGAATGAGAGTAGAGGATATTGTTGACCCTAAGTCATTACCAAGCTACACTGAAGATGAGGAATTTATAGCCAAGACAAGGGCTGTTAGTTTTGTAGAGCCACATAGATTTATAGAAAGTGATAGCTCTAAATGGGAGGAAGACAGTAAGGATAATCCTAATGCGGATTGATAAGCATAGATCTTTCATAACTGAAGATGAGAGGTTAAGTTTACTATCTTGGGTCTCTGATAATAAAGATACCTACTTTAAAGACGGGATAAGTAGAGGTAGAGATGGTTACAAACTAAGAATCACTACTAGACTGTTTGAAGGAAGTATAGATTACCCAGATCTGGTATCTTCTATCCAAAGTAGAATAATGGAGTTATACAACATACCTGATAACTTAGTTGAGAAACTAGGAGGGTCTGGTAATATAATTGTAATAACTAAACCAAAAGGTGACACTTATAGTCACACAGATCCCATCCTTAACAAAGGACATGCTGTTCGCTTTAACATAGTTCTACAAGAGGCTGATGAAGGTGGTCTTCTGTTTGTAAATAACAGACAGATTAAGCTCTCTGAGAAGGAACTACACTGCTACTGTGCTACAAGATGGGAGCACTCAGTGTCTGAAGTAAGAGGTGACACAGATAGAGTCATAATTATCTTTGGATTTGAGATAGGTGATGACTGGGAGAGAGGTGAATGGCCTTACAAGATAGCCCAAGATGGGCCCGAATAGAGAAACTATGTTTTGAAGGTTTTGATACCTTTAGAAACTATGCTTATTCTCATTATAAAGCAAGTACATACAATGAATCTACACAGTTAATGATGGATTCTTTTGAAGGTAACGAAGATGAATGGAATAAGCTGATAGACAACATAACTAAAGGAGAACCCTAAATGCAAAAAAGAGTAGAATCACTAGAGACCCAGTTAGCCCTGATAAAGGCAGATGTAGAGTCTATAAGAAACAAAGAACTACAGCTGCCTGATTGGGTCCGTACTACTGCTATTGCTCTATTATTTGCTGTATTTGCTCAGACAGTTACAGCGGTGTGGTGGGCTAGTAATATCTCAACCAAACAAGAAGTCCTAGAGTCACGTATTGATATTAATACATCTTTTAGAATGGGTTGGCATGAGAAGCATGCTGAGGTAATGTCTTCATTACAAAGACTTGAGATTAAGTTGGAGCAAATTGAGAGAGATAACAAGGAGATCAAGGCCGAGCACAAAACTGTTAATGATAATTTAATAAGAGAAGGGCTCTAATAAGGGACAAGTAATATGATAACGATAATCACAAATATACTACCAATCATCCTAGGTTACAT